TCTCTGTTACTGAAAAAGATCAGCTTGGAATCCAAGTGGAACCAGTTGTATCTAGATAACGGTTGTGAGACACCAGACATGAAGTGGATAGATCTTGAATTAAAAAAAACAAGGTTAGCAATGAGAGATCTAGCCAACGCCGTTGCAAGACAAGAAATATTAAGAGAATATTCAGATATTTCTACTTAAGGCAACAAAAAAAATAGAATAGGTAAAATTCTATAGGATACCCTCGTCTTTTAAATCAAAATTTACTTTTGTAAATAAAACTCTACCATTAATGTGTTGTCTAGATTTTTCTAAACATAAAGGACAAAAAAAAATATTTTCTTCTTTTGTCTTTCTAAAATGTACAGGAGTTGCACAGTGAGGGCAAACACCTAAATTGACTTGTACTTCGTCTAAATCCATTATGCATCCCCCCAGTCCTTTCCAATTGCTACATCTACTTTAGATGGAACTACTAGCTCTGAAATAGAACTTTCCATTATTTTTTTAATTTGTTCCGAATCTTTACTTTCTCTAACACTAAAGCATAATTCGTCATGTATTTGCAACATAGGTAAAAACCCAGCATTATTGCAGTCAATCATAGCTTGTTTAACTTGATCAGCAGCTGAACCTTGGATTAATCTGTTCAAAGCCTTAAAAGTACCTGATCTTCTAATATTATTAACACCATATTTTTGAACTGCATCATCGTAAGTTGTCGATTTATTTAATCCCCAACTAGCCACTTCCCATTTATCAAATCTACAACGTCTACCTCTAATGGTTCTTATTGACCCATTTGTCTCTGCTGATTCTTGGCACTTTGATGCTAATTGTTTTACGAAAGGAACTTTCTTATTGTATGCGTCCAAAAGTTTTTTTGCTTCTTCTTCTCCGATTCCAAGTTGTGCGGATAATTTTTTGGCGCCCATTCCATAAAAAAGTCCCAAGTTAATAGTCTTCGCTTGTCCTCTAGGTATGCCCGCCATATCTGCAACTGTTTGGTGGAAATCTGCGTCGTCTTTCTCATAAGCTTTAATTAATTGTTCTGATCCTTTAAATCCGACTGTATAAGCATAATGCGCCACAAGTCGTGGCTCTTGTTGCGAATAATCGAATGAGCCCCATAATAAGTCATTATCAGGTTTAAATATAGATCTAATTTTAGGTCCAAATTCTTTATTTTTTGCAGGAACTTGTTGTAAATTAGGATTTGACATGGATAATCTACCAGAAACTGTTCCTCCCGAATCAGATTTTAATTGGTTAATTTCCGCATGAATTCTACCCTTATGTTGATATTTAATAATTGAATCAATAAATGTTGATGTAAATTTGTTTATTTCTCTAGCTTCTCTAAGATACTTAGCTATTGGAGCGGAACAATTTAAAAGCCAATTAGCTGTAAAGCTAGGTTCTTTTGTCTTCTCTGTTCTAGGGTAGTCTATTTTTAGTTTATCAAAAGCTTTAGCTATACTTCTTGCCTCCCAAATCTCTACATTTAAACCACATTCTTTATTTAATTGATGAAGTAATGTTTTTTCTTTTTCTAAAAATTCAAGTTTTAATTTTTCAGCTTGTGTAACATTTACTCTGATACCCTTTGCTCTCATTGCGATTAATATTGGAGTAAGTTTTGTTTCTAAGTCAAAAATTGTTTGTAATGAATTGTCATAGATTTTAAATTTTAAATACTGCCAAAGTTTTAAAGTTAATGATGCATCTTGCTCTGCATAAAACCCTACATACTGAGCAGGTAACTTATAAAGCTCCTGTTTAGCGTCCAAGCCCCAGTCGGCTGCTGCTTCTTTTAGCTCTTGTTCAGACTTTGTTTCGCCTAACCAATCGAAGCCGAGAGAATTTAGTGAATAGGAAAATCTATTTTCATCTACAATAGCTGCAGCAATCATAGTATCAATTATTCTTCCATTTTTAATATTTACTCCGTGAGCCCTTAACCAACCCACATCGTACGATGAATTGTGAAATATTTTATCTCCAGGACCACTTACAATGTCTTGTACCCAGTCCATCACCATTTTATAATCCATGTTAGAACCAACCTCATGACCAATAGGGTAATAACCAACAAACCCTTCAGTAGCTACACCAACACCTACAATATTACCGTCCATAGTAGGCCAACCCGGTCCTTTTTCTTTTATGTTTGGATCTTTAGTTTCTAAATCTATTGCTATTTCTTTTGCATTTTTTAAATCAGGGAAGTGTGTTGGAGGAGTCCAGTCTGATTCTTTGAATATAAAATTTATTTGATGACTCATTCTGAATAATCTCTTTCTAAAACCATTTCTAAGTAGTGTATTGCTTTAAGTATATCTTCTTTCTTACCTTTTAATTTATGTCTACAAATATATTTAATTGCATTACCTTCAGCGAAGGGTAAATTGTTTTCGTTAATAAATTGAGAAGGTTGTATTTTCATTGATCGATAATGTTGGCCTCCTATCTGCTTAAAAAATGCTTTATTTGTCATAAATGTAAGTTATTTTTGGTTTAAATTTTTTATTATATTTGTCTCTAATGATTCGTAATCTTTTACACATTAATTGTAATATTTTCAAACGTTTTCTTAATCTTGATAATTCTTTTTTCATAATTTTAATTATCTAATATTTCTTGTAATTTCATTTAACATTCTACAAAGTGGAAATGTATATTGATGGTTGCTTCTCAATATATGTAAGTTTTGTTTAGCCCTAGTAACTCCTACATACCATACTCTATATTCAGAGCAACGATCTTTTCCTATTTTATTTTCCAAATGAGCAGGCCAATTGGATTTTTCGTAAATTACCACGTCATTAGCTTCTCCACCTTTAATTGAATGAATTGTGTCTATTACAATTTCAGAATCTAGGTCAGGATTAATATCGGTCTCAATTAGTTTGTTAAAATAATACTTATCTTGTTCAGAAAAATTTCTATTAAATACGTTAGTCCAATCATCTTTAGGAACTCTAAGACCAGCTTCTGTTACTAAAAAATTATAGTCAAATAATAAATTATTGTTTATAGCCATCCACTTTTTACTGTCCAAACTTCTCCAACCATAAGCTATTTCGTTGATGTAAGTATAAAGAATCTGACACTGTTCTTTATTAATTTTATTACCACGCATTAATTGATTCCAAAGTTTAATTGCTCTCCACTTGTGTATATCAAAAGACTTTGATCCTTTTGCACTTTGAAAAAATAAACCTATGGTTTTCGCCTCTAATTTAAGTTCGTCTACAATTTCATTTGTTCGACCTAGTATCATCCAACTATCGGATGCACTAAAATTAATATCTTTGAGTCTTTGATATGTAATGATGTTACCTAAATTTGTTCTAGGCACGAAGTCTTTTCTCTTTCTGCCTTTTATATATGTTGCAATATATTGAGAAAAATCATGTATTGTTTTTGGTATTCTAAAAGATGTTTTTAAAATAAAATCTTTACCAGGAAATTCATTAAAATATTCTACTTCAGCCCCATTCCATTCATAGATTGCCTGATCATCATCTCCAGCAATATAAATTCTACTTGAGTTATTGGCTAACTTATATACCAGTTTCCATTGTAAAGGAGTTAGGTCCTGAGCCTCATCTACTATTAAAACTTTTAATTTTGGCGCGGCAGCATTCTCAATGTAATGTTCAATCATATCAGTAAAATCTACTCTATGATCTTGTTTATATTCATCGTAAGCTTCGATAATTAATTTAAATTTTTCGTAAACAACTCTTTTAATTTTTTCTTCTTTATATTGATCGTCTGGATGAATTAATCTATTTCTTGCCTTATCATATACTCGTAAAGACCAATCATTCCAAACAAGATGACCATTATAATTTTCGAATCTAACTTTAGGTAAACCTAGAGTTTGTGCAAATTCTATCATGTCTATATCTGGATCAATAACTGGAATTTGTTTATAATTCTGTCTACAAAAACTATGTATTGTTCTAAAATTTCTTAAATCATCATCGGTGCAGCCTACAAACTTTTTAAATGCTCTATATCTTGCTTCATTAACTGCCTTGTTTGTAAAGGATAAGTAGGCCATGTCCCTAGGTTTAATGCCTCTTGTTATTAATTTCTCTACTCTTTCTAAAAGAGTTGTTGTCTTTCCTGTGCCTGGAGGACCATATATTTTAATGGTGCGGTTCTTCAAACGGTGCTTTTTCTCTTTTGAATAAGACATTTGACCTTTCGATTATTGGTTCTTCTGGTTTTTTACAATACCAAATATTTTTAATTTTTAATTTATCGTAATATTCTTTTTTAATTGAACCATTTTTTTTGAGTGTATTGATGATTTCAAATTTTTTAATGGCTTTATTATTTTTTCGTATAAATCTTTCAAAAGTTTTATACTTAAACACAACATTACTATCGTGTAAAAACCACATATCCGCTTCTACTTGTGATGCGTTGTCTGCTTGTTGTGTCTCTTGTGTAAATTGTATCATTAAATCTGCAAATTCTTCTTGTGCTTCTTTATCTTCATCATAACCCTCAATGTCTTGCTGCATTGTTTTCAATTGATTTAAAAATACTCTAAACTCTTTATCTTTTAGTTTTTGCCAAACCATATCAGCTTGATCAAATAATGCCTCAGCAAAGAGTTGCTGTTGATTACACTGCTTACCATTTAATTCTATAGTTTTTTTATCTATTGTTAAAAAATAAATTGGTGGATTTGTTCTTAATCTTTGAAAGGAATCTACCTTTGGCATATATGCTGAGCTATCAATACCGTATAATAATGTTCTGCATAGACCAGCATTACAATGATCTTTCATAGGTTTATCAGTACATTTGTATCCATAATCTTTTTTCTCATAGCTTTTAATTACAGCTTGTACTTCGTGTGCAGGTAATTGTTCATAAAATTGATCGTTACGATCCCAAACTTCTTTTTGCCATCCATCTGGATTTTTCTTTTTTGCAAGAGTTGCAAAAGCAGTTAGTGCATTATTTCTAAATCCACCTTCGCATCCATTTCTTATTACAGCTTGTAAGCACGGAGGGTACTGTTCAAAATCTTTTTCTTCAATTAAACTATCGTCTACTTTTATTGCAAAAAATTGTTCTTTGGTTAATCTAAACTTATCAATAAAACTGTACCAATCAATTAATGGTATACCAATTCCGTTATCATATAATGCATAACGAGTTGTTCTTGCAGCCTTTTGATAAGGAATATTTAACCAGTTACCCAAATCATTCTTATGAACCATAATCTGTCTTTGTTTAGGAAATATTTCGCAGCTTGATAATCCGAGGTCCGTGGACAACAAACTAAGTTTGTCGATCATGTCAGATGCTTGTACTGGTTCTTTTGTGTGTAAAAATAAATGTACTCCACCTGACTTTGATCTGTAAGGAACAAGTGGATATTTTTTTTTTCTAATGTTTTCTATTAAATTCTTTACGTTTAAATCGTATTTGTCTACGTCTATGCATCCCCAAATACACGTATTATCTTGTCGAATAGGTATAACACCTAAATTAATTTCACCGTTTAAATGTCTTTGAAATAGTTCTTGAGTGAGAGGAGCACGCTTAGTTACAGCGCGCCCCTTCTCTTTACCTGTCTTTTGATCTTTATCGCCTTCAAGATAATATTCCCCGTAGGCAATATCTAAGCCTTGAAAGATTTCGATAAATTTTTCGACCATTAGAAAGGGGTTGATTCAGATTTTGTACTTGGTTGATTTTCAGTTGCTACTGGCATATCGTCTTCGTAACTTACAGATACACCTTTGCGACAAGCTTCATACAAATCAACAGCAGATTTAAATGCATTTTGATTTGATACCTGTCCAACATGATTAACAGCCCATCCCGTCCATTGACCTTTACCGTTTGATTCTTGAACAGTTGTAAGTTTATAGACTTGACTAAATGATGGTTGAGATACCAAATCACCTTTTGTGTTTTTAACTTTTGGTAAAGCTCTCATCATAGAGTTCCACTTACGAGATTTTTTAGCTTGAGTTCTACTCATAGTTATTAATCCTGTAGTGTTTGGACTTTGATCTTCGTTTAATAATAAAACGAAGTGAGAAGCTGTTCCTTCAAGATAATTACCATTTGGTAGCCTATCTCTATTTTGAGCATCTCTTTTTGTTTGAGATACAATATCTGAATCAGCAGAGTAGATTTTAACAGGAGCATTTATACCTCCGGTTCCTCTCTCTTTCCATTCAATATATTCAAACTTATAATAACAAGGAACGACTAATATACCTGCTGTACCATCATACAGTTTTTTTGTAACAGAATTACAAATCATTCCTGTTTGCGCACCTTCGATATGTTTTTCGTGCCCTGGTCTTCTTTCATAAGATGCATCGCTAATTAATTTGATAAACGGCATAGCCATTTGATTAGCTGTGACGTTCTCAAGTCCTGCATCACCGTACTGATCAATTATAGAAGCTACACTAAATGTAGGTGTTTCTATAACTGCAGTTTTTTCTTTTTTTACTTGTGTTTGCATTTTAGTCCTTAGTGGTTAGTTTAGTTTTGCTAGAAATATGCACTCCGAATAAATCATCAGGAACGTCCATACCTTTTTCAGTTTGTTCTTTTACAAACGTGGATAAGGTCATATGATGAACATGTTCCTTTTGTATTGGAGTTGTGCCTTTAGATTTAAGAAGTTCTAGCACTTCTCTTGCCTTATCGTCTTGACCCATACTAAACTCAACAGAAATATCGTGTTTAATGATATCTCCGTAGCCATTTTTCCTTAGCCAATCAAATGCCTTAAGTTGATTCGCTTTGGTAATATAAGCTTTATATGTTGGAACTGCTTCAACCATAGTCCCATCAGATAGTTTAATCATTGATATATCCATCTCAGCCATTAAATTAGGAATTAGCTCAGATGATATAAGGGTCTGTTTTTCGATAAGCCTCTTTACTTCAGCTTCTTTTTCTTCAATATCATTTTGTGTTTTTCTTAAATCTTGGCACAATTTTGATATTGTCTGCATTTTATCTTGATCCACACTTTGCAGTGCATCAAGAGTATTTGTTGCTACCATTTTTTCTCCTTGACGTCTTATTAAACTAATATAAATACATGTCAAACAAAATTTTGTGGTAGCGAAATATATTTTTAAAACTGAACCCTTTGCACACCAACGTAAAGCTTTAGAGCTTTCTTGGGATAAGGAGAGCTATGCTTTCTTTATGGAAATGGGTACAGGTAAAACTAAAGTTCTGTTAGATAATGTTGGCGTTTTGTATACATTAAATAATATTAACGCTGCGCTAATTATAGCAACTAAATCTGTATACACGGTATGGTTTAATGATGAAATACCTAAACATTTAAATGTTCCTTATGAAACATATTTATGGAAACCAACAAAAGAAAAAACTTGCAAAGAATTTATTCTAAAACAAAGTGACAAACTTAAATTATTTGTTATGAACATTGAAGCCTTATCTACAATTAAAGGCTATCAATATGCAGTACAATTTTTAATGAAGCACAATGCTT